GTTTCAAGCCGCCGCATTGTTCCAATATTCCGGCCTGAAACTTTGAAGCGTCCGTTATTGCTCCGATTTTTTTAATACGGCGAGCCATGTCTGCCAATATGTCTGCTTCTAATTGTGCGTATAATTCTACAATATCGTCGGATATTCCGGCCAAATAACGAGGAGCAAGCATTATTTTCCCCGTAAAAAAATGATTTCAATATCTGCGCAATTGGCAATTAGTTTACCATTGTGCCACTCGCCATGTGTTGTGTATTCCTTTGCAATGCGTATGCCATTCTTTTTTAGGATTGCGTCTAATTCTTTTAATTTCGCTTCTACTTCTGTGTCAGGTATTCCAATCAATGTACTCAATTATTCAGCCCCCTTACATGCCAAACGGGGAAGTAGCTGCCGTATCTTCCGGCACATTCTTTTTTGCTTCTTCTTCTGTTTCTCCGTAATACTTCATTCTGTATTCCCATTTGTTCATTAGTCCGTTTGCTACGTCTAGGCTGTCTTGTGTTCTCTGCTGCTGCGGGTCTTTTCTGGTCATGTCATTGTATGTAACTCTTATTGAAGGATCGTTCGCACCAATGCCATACGCCGCAGCCATATATGCAAAAATATTTGCCGCTAACTGGTACTTGTTTTCAAGTTCACTTTCAAGCGTGTCTATAATGCTGTAAAACGCTTTCTTACCACCGGCAAATTGTGTAGCCGTCTGCTGTACGCTTTCCATGTCGCTGATTGTTCCCTTACCTATATTGCATGTAAGCTCAATACGCCTGAATATCTGCTGTAACATGGCGTTCTGTGATTCGGTGCGCAATGCGGGGGCGTGTTCCGTTATCTTTTTTCCTTCGTCGCTTCCGTCTCCGTTTACTTGCAAAATAAGACGATTAAGGCTTGCGTCCATATTTACGCGTTCTGTTTTTCCGTCGCGCCCCTGTCGTTTCTGAAACATGTCTCGGTCTGCAAATAATCGCATTTCTCCGGCTTCCTGTTCCCAATTCATACGCTCAAACTGCTGGTCTGCTTTTTTTATCAAATCTACTGATTTGTAAATCAATGCACATGGTACATCGCTGTTGTCAATAGTGTTTGCTATATTGCTGCGGAACTCTACAATCATTGGCTGCGATACATTCTGCCATGTATACATGGGTGTTATACCGCATGTCTGCGGGCAATCGGTGAATTGTGCGGGGCGAAGGCAGCCGTCTTTGATTAAATACAAATGAGCTTCAACCGTATGCGCGTTGTTTGCATAAGTGTGGTTCTCTGTGAGCAAAAACTGCTGCTTACCGTTTTCTATTCTTTTTAGAATTATTGCACCGGTAAGCGTACCGTCCATGTAATAGCTGGTTGGTAGATAATTTCCTAGAGGTATAATTTCATATTGCAATTTTCCATTGCTATACACCGGCCTCAATAAGCTGCTGCCGAGTAGTGTAATATACTGAATGATTTTTACTGCGTCCGCGTCCATGCGATCCATTACGGGCTTTATTGCTGGATTTTCTGTTTCTACGTTAAGTTCTTGATCAATCGTCATTCCCAGCTGTCCGGCTATCTGGTCCAAAACTCCGCAGGGCGGGGCCTTGTCGTTCCACGGTGCGTCTCCGGTCATCATGCTATACCATAAAGTTATTGCGTCCGCCATTTCCGCAGATATATTCGTTTTTATGCCGGTAATCTGTTCGATGTGGTATGTTTTGAATAATCCAAGCAAAAACGATTTGATTCTATCAAACATTCTATCCCCCTACATTCCACGGCGCTTCCAGACAGGCTCCATGCCGTATCGTGTTGCGCTCATATAATGATCTTCTTGCCCTTGCGGGTAGCCTGTCAGAACGTTTCCGTTCCGGTCGGTGTTGTATTCATACTGCGTAAACTCGGCGGCTGCATTCGGCGTGCGCGTTCGGTCAATTACTATGGCATTTAGCGACTGTAGCCATTTATAGCCGGCGTCAACGCTCCCTTTGCCTTTTATGTCTCCCCGTATATTCCAGCCATACTCGCGGAAATCGGCAACGCTCTTCGGTTCTGCATTGTCCGCCGTTATTAAATCGTCCTTTACGTTATAGTCATTCATGCGGTTGTCTATTTTTTTCAATTCCGCCTGCTGGGCTGATAGGTGGGCAAACAAAAGATTACTTGCTTTCTCATTTCCACATTTACGAAGGCACAATTCATCGTACAAATAAAGTTCATGTTTGCCGCTGCTGTACGACATGCCGGCGTACATGAAAGGATCGGGAAAATATCCCCAGTCTATGCCCTGATAATGCCATTCGTACGTTAGTAATTCCGCAGGTTCTATTCTTCGTTCTACAATGTTGTCAAATACATTCAACCCTGTGCCTGTCGCAATGCCTAAATATTCATTATCGTATAGGCGCTTGTTTGTATTCCTCAAAGATTCGGCCTCGTAAATGAATGCTTCGCTAAGCCATGAAACGGGTACGGTGCGATAGTCGCTTGTGTGTAAATAGCGGTGTGGGTTAGGCGTTGCGGCTTCTACATTTTTCCAATTACGTGCTGAAACGGGAGGATTATAGCTATCAATAATCCAGAACTTATCGCCGCCGCGTTCAACCGATTGCTTTATACTACGCACTTCGTCCGGCGTGAACTCGCTGCTTTCTTCTAGCCAAAGAATGCCTATGTATCCGTTTTCCGTCTTAATAGATTTTATTTTCACTGGATCATCGCAACCCCTAAAATATATCTTTTGTCCGGTAGGTCTGTATGTTATCTGTAGCGGGCTGGTGGTACACTTAAAATACGTGTCTAATCCTAATTTGCTTATACTCCAAAGAAACTGCGCGTATACACTGTCTCTCAATGTATTCTGATATTTACGTGCGGCCAATACATGAATGGATCGGTGTTGCATTAGTAGCAATAAAATAAACTCGCTGATTGTTGTGCTTTTACATGAACCTCGGCCGCCTCTGAAAGTGTAATCGGTATAGGCGTGCCGTGTAATAGCCCTGAATGCGTCGTTGAAATTGTATGGCCAAAGCTCGCTAGATACGATATTCAATTCAAAACCTTATCCATGTAGGCGCTGAATATATGACGATACGCATTTTTCTGCGCTTCGCTGTCATTTTGCACGGCTGTTTCCCATTCATTCTGCGGGGCTTTGTTCTGATTCATTTGGTCCGTCCTTAATTGTGATAGTAAGAGGTTCGTTTGTGGCATTGCTCACCTGTAAACTGTCCCCATATCCACGGGATCTACCTTTAGTGCTTAAATACCACTTTGCCGCCTGTATATCGTGCTGATCCTGTATGCTGTGTATAATTATCCCCTCTGCAATGTCTATATTGATTTCCTCTTCGTCACGCATGGCTTGCCGTGTCTGCTCCCATTTTTCGGTATAGGTTCTTGCCGTGCCCCAAGAAACCTTTAGCCGGTTGGCAATGGTTGTAATAATCCCGCCGCTGCCTTTTATTGCTTCGAGTGTCTGATCTTTAGTTATTTTAAGTTTTTTACCCACTCTAAAAATCCTCAATATCCGCCGGCGTATCATTGTCAATATCCGGCAATTCTGGTAATGCGGCGTTATTGCATACAAACGGCCCTAATTCCGAGTTTGCCTGTCTGCTGTCGCCTTTCAGAAATACAAGCGCTTGTTCATGTACTTTCAACGCTTCGTCTGCGTCTCCTTTCAAAAATGCGAGAATATTCTGGTGAACTTTTGCTATTTTTCTGGATTGTTTAGCGTCATGGCCCGCTGTGTATGCTTTGCCGCCGGCTACATTTACTAATATCAGCTCGTTATAGTATTTCAATCCTGCGTCTTGAAACGCTTTTATGGTATCTGGGATAAAACTGTAATATTGGCCGGTTTTCTTATTTCTTACTTCTCCAACTACAAAAACGGCAAAACGATTCTCTTTTAGCCTGCTACATGAAATGTTTATAATATTCCGATACGCTTCTATGAATGATCCATAATCCATATTGCTAATGTCGCCCTGAATATCGCTGTACTTTTCAAGATCTGCATACGGCGGGCATGAAAATACCATATCTGCCATAAAATCAGACGGCAGAACTTCGTTCATCTTTGCGCTGTCGTGAACAATCCATGAAGGGGAGTACTCGTTTCCTTCGCATATACTACGCTGTTTTTCATTTGCCTCTATCTGCTCTGGCCGTATGTCAAAACCGGTATATTTCATGTGCTTATAGCTTGCTACAATGCCACGTACGCTGCCGCCGCTGAAAGGATCAAGTATCTGCCCGTGCGGGAAACAAAACCACGTATACATAGTCTCGCATAGAACTGGATCAAAAATACTTTGCTGGGACAAGGTACTTTTACCGCCGTTCATCTTCGCGGCGTTCTCGCGTAAATGGTCAAGCATTTTATTGTCACGGCCTTCATCGCTTTTAATACCTATCAATTTCCACTGTTTCTTTCGGTCCTGCCAATATCCCTGGCGGGTATCTAATACACTGAATGGTGGCACAAGAAACTCGTCCTTCAAACTTTTTCTGATATTTTCCCGC